CTGTCAGTCAAAAACAAAACCCTTTCGATCGTCGCTGATTCGGAAGCCAGCAGCGGTGCTGAAAAGCTTACATGCTCCGGCTCATTCCCTGATGCTGGCTTCAATGTCCGTTACCTAGTCGATGGTCTCAAGCACTTAGATGGCGCCAAGGTTCAAATCCAAGCCAACACGCCTACTACACCTGTCATCATGTCGCCAGTAGGTATCGACGGTCAGCTTTACCTTGTCATGCCCGTACAGGTTCGTGTATGATTCCAACGGTCACAACCACATACATGGCACTCACAGGCTCTGAACTGCTCGCACAAGTCAAAATCCTTGGCGAAGTATCTGAACCCGAACTGGCAGCAGCAACCGGGTACGTCACCGCAGAAGGCAAACCTAAAATTGCCGCACTGCGTTCTGGACTTCTTGAGGCCTATGGCCTTAAAGTCGTCAAAGCACCGAAATCTGGCCGTGCCCTCTCCTATGAAGGCACCATCCAGAAAAACGGTAACGCCATCCTGTCCGGTGGTTACACCAGTCAGCTTGGCCTAGCACCCGGCGATAAGTTCGCTGTTGAAGTTGATGCCGAGGAAGGCATCGTGGCAATCAGTAAACTCTGATACCATCGGCCCCTGACATTTGTTGGGGGCTTTTGCTAGCATCTATTTATGGCACAGATTCGGAGCACTCAATTAGAGACGCAATCCCGTGCAGCAGAGTTTGCGCGGATCATTGCTAATGGCGGCAGACGTTCAGACTGCGTTCGCCATGCTTCGGAGAAGTGGGGGGTTGGCGAAAGGTCATGTGATAAGTATCTGGCAATGGCCAGAGATCAACTCAAAGCAGATTGGGACTTAGAACGTCCTCAAATGGTGGCTGATTTGCTTAGTCAATGTGCAACGCTACAGCAAGAAGCTAGAGCTGCTGGTCAGTTGCATATTGCATTGGGTGCGATCAATACTGCTGCAAAGCTAGCGCAGATTTGTTCGTGAGTATTCTTGCTACTGCAAGGGCAGGCAATGTATTACAGCAGTTTGGCCACAGTGATGAAAGCATCGACGTAAGTAGCCTGTTGGCACGTATCCGCGAGGATTTGCATCCTGGCCAGCTTGCTTTCGTTGATGACCAAACATCAAGCATACTTGGCGTTAGTGCTGGTTATGGCGCAGGTAAAACACGCGCCTTATGCGCTAAGGCCGTCCATCTTGCTGCTGTTAATCAGGGCTTTATTGGCGTTGTAATGGAGCCTACAGGCCCATTGATTCGTGATATTTGGCAAAGCGACTTTGATGATTTCCTTGAAGCATACGACATACCATATACGTTTAGGGCATCGCCATTGCCAGAGTATATGCTGCATTTACCTGGTGGTGATACTAAGATCCTTTGCCGCAGCTTTGAGAATTGGCAGCGCATTATCGGTATCAATGCTGCGTGGATACTTACCGATGAAATAGACACCGTTGCGCCTGCAATAGCAAACAAGGCATTTCCCAAGATCCTTGGCCGCTTACGTGCTGGTAACATACGCCAATTTGCGGCTGCATCAACGCCAGAAGGCTTTAGGTGGATGTGGCAAACATTCGCCAGTGAAGATGGCAAAGGCCGCAATGATCGGCGGCTTATTAGGATGCGCACGCAAGATAATCCATACCTGCCGGCAGACTTCATCGAACGCCTTGAAGCAAACTATGACCCGCAACTACTCAAGGCATATCTTGATGGTGAATTTGTCAACCTCACAACAGGCCAGGTCTATGACCGCTTCGATCGCGCAAAGCATGTAACTGCAATCGAGGCGCCATCATATCGTGAACCGCTCCGTATCGGCGTTGACTTTAACGTAGGCAATATGTCTGCCGTGATCGCCTACCGCAATGGCAAGACATTACATGTATTTGATGAGATCAGCGGTGCGCATGATACTGATGCCTTAGCTCAAACGATCAAAGCACGATACCCCGACCATCGCCTTTACGTTTACCCAGACGCAAGCGGCGGCAATCGTAGTACCAACGCAAGCCAGACCGATATTGCAATCCTTGAGTCATATGGCATGTCGAACCAATCACCACGCGCTAACCCGCCAGTGCGTGATCGTGTGGCAGCAATGCAAGCATTAATGGAAAATGGCAAAGGTGAGATCCGCCTGCACATTGACCACAGTTGCCGTAAGTTGATCGAATGCCTGGAGCTTCAAAGCTACAACGAAAAAGGCGAACCCGATAAAGATGGCGGCTATGACCACATGAACGACGCTATCGGATACTTGGTATGGCGCGAGTTCAACCCGCTGCACGCGGGGGCTGGACGTGGCACTGGCGTTAGGGTATACTGATGCCGTCTACATCCAAACCCATGGAAGACTTCCTGACCGCTCTCGATAATCTGGTTGACAGCCTTGAAGATGTTACCGCCATTGAGGTTCTTGGTGCCCTGGAGCTGGTAAAGCAGCGCCTGGCCTTTGATATGCTGGCTGACGAAGAAGAGGAAGAGGATGCATAATGACCCTAAAGTAAAGACACTGATTAACCGCTGATGTATAGCACCCCAGCCGCCTACGATCGCAAAGTCACCGAACGGCGCGTTGCGCAGGTTGGGGATCCTAATTCCGCGTGGTATGCGCAAGAGCCGCATTGGATCCTGATTGAGGATCTACTGCAAGGCACTTATGGTATGCGGCGGAAGCATCGCCGCTACCTGCCGCAGGAGCCACGCGAACTTGACGAAAGCTACGATAACCGCCTAGCGCGTAGTGTTGTGCCGCCTTATTACCAGCGGCTAGAGCGTATGCTCGCTGGTATGTTGACGCGCAAGCCCGTCAAACTGCAAGACGTATCAGACGCAATACGCGAGCAATTATTCGATGTTGACATGCAAGGTAATGACCTTAATGTATGGACATACGAAACCGCTCGCAAGCTGGTGCGTTATGGCCATATTGGTTGCCTTGTTGATGCACCATCAAATGGTGGTCGTCCTTATTGGTGTACTTATACACCACGCCAAATCCTTGGTTATCGCACCGAGCAACAAGATGGTGCCCAGCGATTGATCCAACTACGGCTGCAAGAAACCGTACTAGAGGCAGACCCTGATAATAAGTACGGCGAGAAGCAAATTGATCAGGTGCGTGTGCTAACACCTGGGCAGTACCAAATCCACCAACGCCAGGATAATGGCGAGTATAAAGTAGTTGATGAAGGCACTACAAGTCTGTCAGAAATCCCATTTAGCGTGGCATACAGCAACCGCGTTGGCTTTATGGAATCGAGGCCACCGCTGGAAGATATTGCAGAGCTAAACCTAAAAAGCTATCAAGTACAATCAGACCTTGATAACCAGCTCCATATTTCAGCCGTGCCGATGCTAGCATTTTTTGGCTTTCCGACAAGTGCTGAAGAAGTATCAGCAGGCCCCGGTGAAGCATTAGCATTTCCTGCTGATGGCAGGGCAGAATACGTTGAACCGCAAGGCCGCAGCTTTGATTTTCAATTCAAGCGGTTAGATCAAATTGCAGCGCAAATCAATGAGCTAGGTCTGTCTGCTGTATTAGGCCAGAAGCTATCGGCTGAAACCGCAGCATCTAAGATGATCGACCGCAGTCAAGGTGATAGCACGATGATGGTGATTGCGCAAAACGTACAAGACATGATCGACAATAGCCTTAAGTTTCATGCGCAATTCATGGGCCAGCAAGAGGCAGCAGGTAGTTGTACGGTAAATCGTGATTTCATCGGCGCTAGGTTGGAACCAGCAGACGTTAATGCATTGCTGCAACTTTACACCGCAGGCACAATCACCAAAGAAACGCTACTGATGCAATTATCAGATGGTGAAGTGCTAGGCGATGATTTTGATGTACAAGAAGAAGTAGACGCAACCGCTAACGGTGGCCTGCAATGATCGACTGGATCCGCAATTTATTTCGCCGCCGCACTAAGTATGATTTCAGCGGCCAAACGCTTACCTTTGTACGCGGTCGGCTGCCTGTTAATATGCTGGCGATCGTTCGCATCAACATTAAAGACAATAAGGTAACAGAATTTGCCATCATGGAAAATGGCGAAGATGGCTTTAATGAATTAGCAGATGTTATTCTTGATGCAATGATCCAAGGTGCTGATGTAAATATCCGTACTGAATGGCCGCTTGAAGCATTTGGCGTTAGAGGGATGTGAGCACACCAGCAAGGCTATACAAAAATGCGATTGACCTTAATCGCTATAGCAATAGCGTTGCGCGGCGTGTCATCAATGCCTATAACGACATCATCATTGATGCTGTAGATCAGTTGCGCGTGATTGATGATCTTGCCGCACCTGTTAAGGCTGCACGTTTGCGCAGCATCCTTGCGCAGTTGAAAGAATCCTTAGATGGTTGGGCGGGTGATGCGACTGAGCTAACGGCAACCGAGCTGCAAGGAATTGCTGAGCTACAATCGCAGTTCGTAACCGATGAGTTACGCAAAGCCATGCCGCCAGGTATATTGCGCAGCAATATCAATACCGTAGAGATCAGCCCGCAGTTTGCGCA